AATCCCTGCGTATCCAAACACTCAACATCATCCCTACGGGGAGAAGGAAATACTCATGAAAGAATATATTGACCGTCAGGTTGAGATTCGCAACCGTGCATGGAACGAAGCCAAGGCAATCTTGGATAAGGCCACCGCAGAGAAGCGTGACCTCTCAGCAGAAGAAAACCAAACCTACGAGCGCATCTCGAAGGAACTGGACGAGCGTGGACAGACCATCGCAAAACTTCGTGAAGACGAAGCTCGCGAACTCCGCATGGATTCAGCAACCCGTGAAATCGCCGATCAGGTTCGTCCTGTTGCCGGCGTTCCAGCAAGCGATGACATCACAAATCTTCGTTCGTTGTTCACAGGTGAGAAGCGCAGCCATTCGTTTGAGAAGCGTGACATCTTGAAGTCAAGCACAGGTTCACCAGTTCCAACATCGTTCTACGATCAGGTAATCATGAAGGCACGTTTGATCGCGCCGGTACTTGAGACTTCAACTGTGTTGAACACCACAGGTGGCGAAAACCTTCAAATCCCATCGTTGTCGACCTACTCGGTTGGCACGGTAACTGGCGAAGGTTCAGCAATCGGCGAAAGTGACCCTGTATTTAACAGTTTCATCACGCTTTCAGCTTTCAAATTTTCGTTCATCACGCAGGTTTCAACCGAACTGCTTGAAGACTCTGGCGTTGACATGTTGTCATTCTTGGGTGACCAGGTTGGTAACGCACTCGGATTCGCAGTTGGTTCAGCATTGACTGTTGGTTCTGGTACGGACACCGCAAACGGAATCGTCACCGCGTCAAGCGTTGGTGGTACCGCAGGCACCGCAACAGCGTTCACCGCAGACAACCTCATCGACCTTGTTTACAGCCTTGATGGTGCAGCTCGTCTGCTCCCAGGTTGTGGATTCATGATGAACGGCAAGTCAATCGGTCAGGTTCGAAAGCTGAAAGACACCGCGGGGAACTTCGTTTTCGCGCCAAGTTTGTCAGCTGACGCACGTGACATGTTGCTTGGTAAGCCAATCTACGAAAACCCTTCAATGGTTGACGTAGCATCTGGCACCAAGTCGGTCATCTTCGGTCACCTACCTTCGTACTTCGTACGCACGGTGGGCGGATTGCGACTTGATCGTTCGGACGATTATGCCTTCAACCAAGGCTTAATCAGTTTCCGTGCATCATTTAGGTGCGACGGAGATTTGCCACAAACTTCACATATCAAGCATTTATTGCAACCATAAGTTGAAGGTAGTGCAACCGATAGCAATGTCGGTGTAAGTTTGAGGGTAGGCCAAACACGCAGGGTGGCCTACCCTCATTTCTTTTTTATACCCTGCGACCTGCGAAGGAGAGAATGGTGGGAAAGAATGCTGGTAATAATCAAAAACACTCCGGTCGAGTTACCAGAGCTGGAGGCAGAGATATTGCTCCGGTGGGGAGTAGCCAACTTGCCAGAGCAAGCAGACCTTCCAATTCCGAATCGTTACGAATCCTCTGGTACTCGAACGCCCCGTTCGCGCCAACTGGTTACGGAACCCAAACAGCGCAAGTCGTCCAAAGGCTCATCAAACAAAAACACGAAGTAGCGATTCATGCGATGTACGGCATCGAGGGTATGGCTTCGATGTGGAATGGGATAAAACTTTATCCGCGTGGAATGTCACCGTATTCCGATGATGTGCTTGTTGCGCATTGGATGGATTGGGCGAATGGGAATCGTGATATTCCTGCGATGTTGATGACTTTGTTTGATGTGTGGGTTTTGAAGTCTCAGTCGTTGGATCAGGTACCAAATATTGCGTCGTGGGTTCCGATTGACCATGCGCCTTGTCCGCCTGCTGTGGTTGAGTGGTGTAAGCGTCCGAATGTGAAACCGATTGCGATGTCTAAGTTTGGTTTGGATATGTTGCAGAATGCTGGGGTGGATGCGTTGTATGCGCCTCATGCGTTTGAGGATGTGTTTGTTCCTACACCGAAGTTGGTGAATAGTCGTGGTGAGTTCACCGGTAGGGAGTTGATGGAGGTGGATGAGGACAGGTTTGTTGTGATGATGAATGCTGCGAACAAGGGTCAGAATCCTTCACGGAAATCTTTTGGTGAGAACATTTTGGCGTTCGCTATTTTCGCTCAAGACCGTCCTGATGCTTTGCTCTATCTGCACACGGAACGTGACGGTGCGATGGGTGGGATAAATCTTGTTCACTTGTTGGAGGCGTGTGGTGTGCGTAAGGAGCAGTACAAGATTGTTGACCCTTACGCTTATCGGACTGGTTTCCCTCAGCAAGCGTTAGCGGCGTTGTACACGGCTTCGGATGTGCTGTTGGCCTGCAGTATGGGGGAGGGTTTTGGGGTTCCGGTCATCGAGTCCCAAGCCTGCGGTACAAGGGTGATTGTTTCGGACTACACGGCACAGCCAGAGTTGGTTGGTGTGGGGTCAGCTGTGGCGATCCAGCCGTTCTGGGATAGCCACCAAAGGTCGTGGTTCTGCACCCCACAGGTACCGTCCATCGTAGATGCCCTGATACAAGCCTACGAAGCCCCACGCGGTGTCTCAGACGAGGCTGTGGCCTTTGCTAGCCAATATCGCGCTGACAGCGTGTATGAGGCTTACTGGAAGCCAATCATGAAGGAGTTGACCTCATGGTGCCAGTCATCATCGTCCCCGTCCTAAATAGGTATGACCTTTTAGAACGCTGTTTGCAGTCGCTTGATTATCCGGTGGAGACACTCATCGTTATTGACAATGGTGGGCAGTCCACGTTGCATGATTGGCCTTGGGTGATTGACCGTCGCCATGTGAAGAACTATCACGTCTGGTCAATGCCCACGAACCTCGGTGTCGCGCCGTCGTGGAACCTCGGTATCAAAGCGACACCTCACGCTGACGGCTGGATACTGCTGAACTCTGATGCGTACTTCAAGCCAGGTCAGTTGGAAGTTTTCTACAACGATTGCAAACCTGATTCGGTGACGTTGACTGAGGCTCAGCCTGGTTGGTCTTGTGCGTGGGTTGGGTCTGAGGTGGTTGCAAAGGTTGGGCTTTTCTGTGAGGCGTATGTCCCCGCATATTTTGAGGACACAGATTTTCAAGAGCGGGCAACAAGGGTGAATATCCCGTTCTGGACTTCTGACGCTGGAATTGTTCACGACAATTCTTCTACGATTCAAGCTGCACCAGAGTTGGCTGAGAAAAACAATAAGAGTTTCGCTGCGAATGCTTCGCTTCATGCGATGCGTTGGCAGTCTGGTTTGCCTGATGCTGGTCATTGGGATTTAACACGACGAAGGGATTTGGGATGGGATTAAGAGAGTACGACCCGATGGATGATTATGAGAATCTCCACGAAGGCGAAACGATTTATGTTCTCGGCTCAGGTGCAACGCTCGACTATCTGACACCAGACTTCTTTGACGACAAGCTGACGATTGCAGTTAACTTCGTTGGCTCAGTATTCGGGTTGAAGGGTTACTACTGTTTCAGCCATTATCACGAAGACTCTAAGCATGAAGCGATGCAGGATGAGTGCATCGCAGTCTTCACCCCGTTGCGTGAACATGGGACTGATGCAGAGTTCCAAGGGTTTATGCCAAAGATTGTGACGTTCGGTACGCGTACCGGCAGACCAGGTACGTCGTTCAACCCACATGACAAGGATTGGCCTGTGTTGTCAGGGCAGTTGACTATCGGGTCTTCGAGCATTCATGGGGCGATGCACCTTGCAGCGCACATGGGGGCGAAGTTCATTGTGTTGGTTGGGGCTGATTGTGGTTGGCTTGGTGGGCGTGATAGGGCTGATGGGTATCCTGCTGGTGATTCGCATTGGGCTTTGTATGAGCAGCATCTTCGGGATATGAAGCAACGGTTGTGGGATGTGTATTCATGTCAGACGTACAGCCTGAATCCGTTTGTGAACTATTCGCTTGAGGGTGTGCAGTATCGTGGTGCTGCGTCAATCAACTAGAATCGGGACACCATGATTAACCAAGGGTACGCCACCAGAAATCAGGTCAAAGCAGCTCTCCGTATCGGTACGGCTGACACGCTTGATGATGATTTGATTGACAACTGTGTTGGCGCTGCTTCGCGTTTGATTGATGGTTATTGCAACCGTCGTTTCTGGCAGACTGGCACGGCTGAGGCACGGGTGTTTCAGGCTGAGGATTCGTTCTACTGTTCGATTGACGATATTGCTGGTACAGCGTTGACGTTAAAAACTTCTACTCAGGCTGACGGAACTTTTGATTTGCAATGGAGTCGTTCGGATTATCAGTTGGAACCGTTGAACGGCAACCTTGATGGGTTGACTTGGAGTTACGACAAGATTCGTGCTGTTGGCGATTACCTGTTCCCAACGGTGAATGCGAACTATGGTGAGCAGGCTTTGGTTCAGGTGACTGCAATCTTTGGTTGGCCTTCTGTGCCGGAGCCAGTAACCCAAGCAACGATCATTCAGGCTTCACGTATCTTCAAACGCTACGACTCACCTCTTGGGGTGGCAGGCTTTGGTGACTTGGGTGCTATCCGTGTATCTCGATTCCTTGACCCTGATATGGCTCAGTTGGTTGAGCCGTATCGTCGTATGCGGATTTTTGCGTGAGTTATTCTGTCACCGATATCAAAACTGGTATCTCTAACGCGCTTGCCACGATCCCAGGCTTACGGGCTTACGCCCAGCAACCTGACAATGTGAACGCACCGTTCGCTTGGCCTATGTTGGATTCAATCACCTATAACGGGGCGATGCGTGGTGGGTTAGTGACCCATATTTTCAATGTGTCTGTGGTTGTTGGTAGGTCTGCGGAACGTACAGCTCAGACGGCTTTGGATGGGTACTTGTCCTATGAGGGTTCCACGTCGGTTCGTGCTGCTTTGGAAGCGGATCGCTCGTTGGGTGGGGTGGTTCAAAACCTGCTGGTTGAGTCTGCCTCGAATATCTCCACGATGGATGGCAACGATGCAACATATCTGATGGTTGACTTCCGTGTGGTGGTGTACGCTTAGTTGATACGCATTCCTGCGAGCGTGTAGAGTTTAAATAGTAAATCTTCGAGTGCCGGAAGGCAGGAGTCACAAACATGGCAAAGCAAGTTCTCACAAACGTGGCGGTTACCTTCGGTACAGCGAACACGGACATCACCTCATACGTAACGTCAGTAACACTCAACCTGTCAAAGGCAGAAGTTGCTACAACTTCATTCGGCTCATCCGGTGCGGTCACTCGAATCGCAGGCCTCGCAGACAACTCAATCACACTTGAGTTGATGCAGGATTACCCAACGATTGAAAAGTTGTTCTACGACGCTTGGAACGCTGGTACTGCTGTACCGATGACGGTGAAGCCAAACGGAACTGCTGCTGCTTCTTCTAGCAATCCACAGTATGCGTTTAACGTGGTACCACTAACTTGGCAAAGCGTGAACGGGGCTGTGGGCGACATCGCCACAGCGAGTATCACTTACCCAATCGACGGTGCAGTAACTAAGACTGGTACTGGCGCGTAAGTTTTTCTAGTAACCCTTAACCCTGCGGAGGAAAAATGAAAATAGCGTTAGAAGTAACGTCGTCATTGGATCAATCAAAGCGCACCATCATTGCTGCGTTCCCAGACTTCATTGCGTTTGAACAGAAGTTCAGCAAAAGCGTTGCGAAGTTTGAGGCTGAACTAACTCTCACGGATTTAGGTTTCTTGGCTTGGCATTCTGAGCATCGCACGAAACGTACTGGCCTAGATTTTGATTCTTGGATTAACGAGATTGAAGCATTGGAGTTGGGTAACCAAGCTGACGCTGTGATTGTCCCTTTGGAGATCAGTCAGCCCATTGGATGATTGCATACCTGTCTGTTGAGACAGGTATTGCGCCTTCGGTGTTGCTGGCAGAAGACCCTCGAATGTTGTTCACCATGTTCGCTTATTTGCGTTGGAGAGCAATCCATCTAAACAAGTAGTCTGTTGGTATGGCGGTTTTCGGTAGAGCAGGTCAGGCCACTATTACTGGTGGCAATGATGCGATTCAAATACAAGGTATCTACGAGTTTCTGCGCGACGCTTCAAAGGCTGACAAACGCTTTAACGTGGAGATGCGTAAATCCGCTCAGGTGGTTGCACAGTTGTTGGTGGATAAAGCCAAGGTTGAGGCTGGGACTGTGACTCGTAATCGTCAGGCTGTTGAGGTGATGAAGGGTATGCGGGCTAGGAGCGACCGTATCCCTACGGTGAAGTTGGATCATAAGTCTGGTTTTGTTTCGGCATCTAATCCGAACCGCAAGCGCAAGCGTAAGGTCACCAGAGGTGACGTGTTCTTTGGTGCTGAGTTTGGTGGTGGGGCGCGACCTAGGACTAAGCAGTTCCTCCGGCATCGTGGGCGTTCGGCTTATTTCTTTTGGCCTACTGTCCGCAAGGAAAAGAACAACATTGCCACACAGTATTTGGACGCTATTCAAAGGGTTTTGAACACCTTAAAAGATTCTTGACATTGGGCTGGTTTCCTGTACCCTCTAGGTAGGAGGGGTTATGGCTGTTTTGTTTAAGAATGTGAAGTCGGTTTATCCGAAGCCGTTGGCTTCGTCTTGGGACGAGTTGAGGGGTTTGTTGGCGTTCCATGAGGAGAACGCTGAGAAGGCTTCTGGTGCGTTGTGGTCGCCTGTTGAGTATGACGCTGGCACTACTAGAGGGAACCGTAATGTCAGGTTCGTTGAAGCGTTGGTGATTGACATGGACGGTGAAGCGTTTGATGAGGCAAGGTTGGATGGGTTGGAATGGTTTGCGTATTCCACGTATTCGCATCGTCTAGATGACCCTCACTACCACCTTGTTTTGCCGTTGGCTGAGCGTGTGCCTGCGTCGTTGTGGCGTGTGGTGTGGTCTGAGCTGCATGACCGTATTGGTTTGGTTGGTGACCCGCAAACGAAAGACCCTGCTCGTATTTTTTATCTGCCACAGCATGCACCGGATCAGCCGTTTGAGTTCCATGAGGGTCATGGCGAGTTGTTGGATTCATCGTTCAGGCTGGATGTTGAGGTTGCTTCGAATCCTGTGTCACCACGCGCACGTCAAACCCGTCAGCCACGTCAGCGTCGTGCTGGTGCAGAGGTGTTGGATGAGGCTTGGTGGAATGCGCCTGTAGATATTTCCCGTTGGGATGGCCTCACAGGTAAGGCTTTATATTCTGCGATGCTGGATGAGTTTGTTGCCTTGCGGAATGGGTTGTCTGTTATTGAGTAGAATCGTCGCATGGCTGGTGAGCGGACGTTCGTTGTTAAATTTATTTCTGATACCGCCGCAGCCAAAGCAGGGCTGAAACTTCTATCCGGTGACATGAAGGGTTTCGGCAAAGAGGTCGGAAAAGTTTCCCCAATGTTCGCTGCTATGGCGGCTGGGGCTACAGTCGCGCTTGGTGCTATCGCTGTTGGAATGACCAAAGCGGTTAAGGCTGCGATGGAAGACCAGGCTTCGCAGGCTGAGTTGCAACGTCAGCTGGAGAAAACCTTTGGCGCTAATGAGGCGTTGACTGCTTCGGCTGAACGGTATATCTCGGTTACCCAGTTGCGTACCGGCACATCGGATACCGAACTTCGTGCGTCGTTGGGGACTTTGGTTCGTGCCACAGGTGACCTGACACAATCTCAAGACCTGCTAAATACTGCGCAAGATATTTCTGCTGCGACAGGTAAAGACCTTGCGTCTGTTTCGTTGGCGTTGGCCAAGGCCAGCCAGGGTCAGTTCACAGCGTTATCGAAACTTGGTATCCCACTTGATGACAACATCAAGAAGTCCAAGGACTTTGAAAAGGTTATGGGTTTATTGAATGACCAGTTTGGCGGTGCTGCGGAAACCGCTGCGAACACGTTCGGTGGGCAGATAAAGATTTTGCAAGGTCAGTTCGGTGAGATTGTTGAAACTATTGGTGCTTCCCTGTTGCCGTATCTTCAGCAGTTCTCTGAGTTCTTGGTTAAGAACGTGGCACCAGCAATCCAGCGCATCACAACAGTCATTGGAGAAAAAGGATTGTTGGCAGGTTTTCAGCAACTCATGTATGAATCTGGTAGTGCTGGTAAATCAATCATCTCAACCTTAAAAGGTATTGCTGTTGCATTCGCTTTAGTCATTAACGTCACGGCACCATTTGTTCGTTTGCTTCGAGCTGCATGGCGAGCAGCTCACAATGATTTCTCTGGTGCATGGGAAGACATGAAAGCATCGTTGAAGGAACAAATCCCTATTGAACCTTTGATGAAACAGTTTGATGGTTTGGCAACTTCTATCAACCACTATGCGGGTCGTGGTGTTCCATCAGCAATTAAAGCGCAACAGAACTTTAAGGGTTCGATTGAGGAACTAACTGATGACACTTCTGGTTTGGGCAAGGTTAATAAGGTGTTGAAGACTGTGAATGAAAAGTTGGGTGAATACAACAAGAGTCTCAAGACCAGCGAATCTATTCAGGACAGGTTGAATAAGGCCAGCAAGTCTGAGTCGGGGGCGTTGTCTTCGTTGACTGATGCGAATACGAGGTTGGCTGACGCTAAGGCGAAGTTGGCTCAGATTGAGCGTGGGTTTGGTGCTGGTTCGCCGGAGGCGTTGGCGGCGCAGGCTGAGTTGGCTAAGGCTCAGCGTGGTCAGGAGCGTGCGACGTATGCGGTTGAGGAGGCTATCTATTCGGTGGCTGATGCTGAAAAGAATTTGGCTGATGTTCGTAAAGACCCTGAGTCTTCACCTATGGATGTTCGTCGCGCAGAGTTGAATCTGGCTGAGGCAAAGTTGTCGGTGACTGATGCTATTGATTCGCAGATTGATTCGACGAGGGAGTTGAATGACCAGCAGAAGTTGTTGAATGAAACTGTGTTTGGTGCAACGGTTGGTTCGATTCTTTACGATGAAGCGTTGGCTGGTGTGACTGATGCGTTCAATGACCAGGTGTCAGCGTTTGAGGCTTGGGAGGAGGCGGTCACTAGCACGAAGGATGCGCAGGATGAGTTCAATAAGTCGTTGCAGGCTACAGCTGATTTGATTTTGAAGTATCCGAAGGTGTTGGGTGGGATGGCTAACCCGATGGCTGGGATGGTGGGTCAGCCTGCTGCGACGGCTGGTGGTGTTGGGTTCCAGACTCGTTCTGGGGATACGTATGCAATCAATATCAATGCTGCGATTGCGGAGCAGGGTTTGCCTCAGAAGGTTGTTGAGGCGTTGCAACAATACAATCGTTCTGTGGGCAAGATTCCTGTAACGACTGGTAAGTGACCAGATGCCTGTCACGATTCCTAACTGTGGCACCTATACGGTGGAGATGGATTATGGTGCGTCTACGAATGCGTTTATTTTGGATAACGCTGTGTCTGGTGTTCTTGACCAAACGGTGTATGTGTTGGAAGGTACTACCGACTGGCAGGATGTCACCGACTATGTGAAACAGGTGTCGATCAGTCGTGGTCGCCAGAACAGGTTCCGTGACCCTACCGGTCAGTCTTCAACTGCTGTGTTGCAGATTGAGGATTCAGATTATTCGTTCAGCATGGTCAATGAAGGTTCACCATATTGGAACACCACTAAGGGACGGTTGGGGTTTGAGTTGAACTCTGGTGTTCGGATCAGCCGTAACGGAACATATTTGTTTACTGGTGTTATCACCCAATATGACCAGAAGATTGAAAACCCGAACAGGTCAGTTGTGACCGTCAACTGTTCTGATGAGCTGTTCACATTGAACAACTCTAAAACCGCGTTCTTTACAGCAACACCAGAACGGTCTGATACCCGTATCAACACCGTTCTGTCGAACGCTGGTGCGTTCTCTAGGCCAGGTCAACGTGTTTTGGAAACTGGTTTAGCGAACCTTGGTAATGCACCTGTGGATGAAAGTACTTCGGTGTTGGAATACATTATGCGTATCAACAACTCTGAGCAGGGAAGGGTTTGGGTTGACGGTTCAGGTCGGTTCAACTTTGACCGTCGCCTCACAGGTGAACTGGAAGCCATCGAAGGCTACCTGTCTGATACTGGTGGTACTGCTATCCCTTACACGACGTTTGATATTGTGAGCAACTAATGCCTTTTGCGGTAACTAATCAAACTATTGGTGCAGCGGGAACACTTGAAGATTCTTTTGTTGCACCTTCGGCTTCACGGCCTAACGACTTCACCCCTCTAAACCCTTCGGTGGTGAACGTGGTGAACGTCGGTATCGCCCCACCTGCACCAACGACCGGAACCCTTGCGACAACTATCGAGTATGCGCAGGGGATAGTTTCTGAATCGGTAGCCGAATATGGTGTACAGGAAACACCTGTCGTTATTACTCTTCTAGCAACGCTTGAGGATGCTGCGTTGCTTGCAGAGTATCTGATCCGTTCCGCACCAGCGTTCTGGTTCGGAAACATTCAGGTCATTATGAATGGGTTGACTGACGCGCAACGAACCACGATTAACAGTCTTGATATCGGGTCGCAGGTTTCGGTCACTAAATCGTTCCCGAACAGCACCCCATCAACGGTGACACAGCTCATGGCGTTGGAGGGGATTAGTCATGACATCACCCCTGACCGTCATATCGTGACGCTGTATCCGAACCCTGCCCGTATTTACACCTACTTCATCGTTGGTGGTTACACAACCACAACAACACGCACCAACCTAATGACAAACCCTAGTTTTGAGGTGAATACGACAGGTTGGGGGGCAGGTAACGCAACTATTGCTCGTTCTACAGTGTGGTCTGCTATTGGCACAGCCTCACTTTTAGTTACCCCATCATCAGCAAGCCCTGATAGTTATGCTGATTTCAACACGACTGCAACGGCTTTGGGTGTGCAGGGACTTACCTGCACTTTTTCGGCAACAATAAATGTTCCCGTCGCTCAAAGTGGTTCACTTGACGCTGATGAGGCTCGCACCGTGCAAGTTTTTTATCAGAGAGCATCAACAGGTGGAACATTTTTTAATGTCAAGTCGTCGCAAGGTGCAACAACTGGAACCTCACGCCTATCGGCAACAGTTACATTCCCAAGTGATACAACAACTGTTCTGCTTCGCTTGAACAACGGTGCTACAAACAGTGCATCAAACATTGTGTATTTTGATGCTGTGCTGTTAGAAACTGGTTCAACCCTACTCCCATATTTTGATGGTACTTATGCTGACACCTACACGGGTTACACGCTCACCAGTCAAGGCTGGAGTGGGACTGCCAACGCTTCTACCAGCACCGCCACTTGGGGATTGACATCGAGTTTTGTTGGTTCGGAGTTGGATGATGTCACGAAGGGCTTGGGCTAGACTCAACGGTTATGGCAGTTAGACCTACTTTCACTCCTGGTGATACTCTCACCGCAACCGCGATGTCAGCGTTGTCAAATAGTTTGATTACTGTTAGCGCTCAGACTGGTACGGCTTACACTCCTGGTACCGCTCAGGTAGGCCAGTTGGTGACACTTAATAACGCAGCAGCGCAAACGATTACTATCCCAGCGAACGCTACAACGGCGTTCGCTATTGGTGACCAACTGAACTTCATGTTGTTGGGTACCGGTACCGCGACTTTTGTTGCTGGTGGTACTGCTGTGATTCGTTCCGCTGGTAGCAAACTTAAACTCACAACCCAATACGCTGTTTGTACTGTTCTCAAGTGGGATACTGACGCTTGGGTTATGGTTGGCAACGTAACCGCTTAACGTCATGCAAATCTTCGCTGGAGTGGGTGCGTTGAATCCTCCAACAACTGTCGAGTATCTGGTCATCGCTGGTGGCGGTGGCGGTGGCGGTTACGCAGGTGGTGCTGGCGGTGGTGCAGGCGGTTATCGGTCTAGCGCATCGTTTGCTTTGGCTGGAACTGTGACCGTAACTGTTGGTGGTGGTGGTGCTAGAGCTGCTTCAGCAGTCGGTGGCGATACTGGTGCGGGTTCGGTTGGAAACAACTCTGTTCTTTCAACTGTCACCTCAAACGGTGGTGGCGGTGGTGGAGCTAACGCTACGGCAGGCAACGGTGGTTCAGGTGGCGGTGGTGGTGGTTTCGCAGGGTTCACTACAGGTGGAACTGGTAACACCCCTTCAACTTCACCAGCACAAGGATCTAACGGTGGCACAGGTTCAACTGATAGCACCACCTATCGTGCTGGTGGCGGTGGCGGTGGTGCTACAGCTGTTGGCGGGAACGGTAGTGCCTCTGCTGGTGGCACAGGCGGTAATGGTGGCACAGGTACAGCCTCATCAATAACTGGTGTGTCAGTCACTCGCGGTGGTGGCGGTGCAGGCGGTGGATATGGTGCCAACGGTACAGCATCAGGTGGAGGTGGCGTTGGGTCAACACCAGGCACAGCGAACACCGGTGGCGGTGGCGGTGGATGTAACCTGACTTTCAACAACAACTCCAACGGTGGTTCAGGTGTTGTCATCATCGCCTACTCAACCGCATTCGACCCACTCACATCCATCGGCGCAGGTTTAACCTACACAGTTGACACATCCACTAGAAGCGGTTTCCGTGTTTACACGTTCACAGCTGGCACAGATTCAATAACGGTTTGATATGGCACATTACGCATTCTTAGACGAAGACAACATTGTTACTGAAGTGATTGTTGGTCGTAACGAAGATGAAATCGTTGACGGTGTTTCTGATTGGGAAACCTATTACAGCAACATTCGTGGACAGGTTTGCAAACGCACGTCATTTAACAACAACATTCGTAAACAGTTCGCAGGTGTTGGTTACACCTACGATGACGTTGATGACGTGTTCATCGCACCTGCACCGTTTAACTCTTGGTATCTTGACGAGAATTATGACTGGCAACCACCAGTCCCGTATCCGGACGGTGAAGGAATGTTTGTTTGGGATGAAGCAAACGAGGATTGGGTTGCCTCCTTCTAACCGTTAAACCTTGTTTTGGTACACTTGCTGCGTACCGTCACGAAGGGTTTGATATGAAAAGAATCAGCACGTTTGTTCACAACAATCCTGTCCGTGTTGCAGCGTTCATATCTTCGGCTATTGCGCTGATTGTTTCCTTTGTTGTCCCTGATGTGCCAACGGAACCTGCTATCGCGTTCGTGTTGTCGGCTTTGGGTTTGGGTGAGTTCGCTCAACGTGCTGAGGATAAGAAAACTGTTGAAGCGTTGTTTGCTGAAGTGCCTGAAATCGCTGAGTGATGGCGTTCGGTAGGAGGGTTTCGGTTGGCAGTTTGCCTGTGGCAAAGATGGTGTTGCCACAAGATTTGAAGGGCTGTGAGAACGGCAAACTCCCTAAGTCGTTACTACGTCCGATCGCGCCGTCAGGCCAGATGCACCATTACGCAGCAACATCTTGGGCGATGCTTCGCGAGCTTGCTGCGGAAGAAGGTTTAGATTTGGTGCATGTTGGCGACTACCGACCTTATGCCCAGCAGGTTGCGTTGTTTATGTCGAGGATGAAACGGTTCCCTGACGCAAAGAAAAACGTGCAAGTCACTCGCATATTTAATGGCGAGAAATGGTTTCTGCATGTTGGCGCACCCGTCGCTACACCTGGCACCAGCAATCATGGTTGGGGTTTAGCCATTGACGCTGCACTCAAAACGAAGGCTGGTGTTGTCACAATTTCCACGAAACCTAAAGGTGCTAAACGGTCTGGGCTGGAGTTCCTGTTGGCTGAGGCACCGTCGTTGGGTTGGTCTTGGGAGCTGCAATCTGAGCCTTGGCATATCCGTTATGTTGCTGGTGATAAGACACCGGCACCGCTGAAGGTTCAGGCTTGAGATGGATTGGGGCATTGTTATTGCGAGCCTTGTGACTGCTGTTGGTGGGGTAATTACTACTCTTTTGTTGAAGGTGAAGCATGAGAACACTAAAGACCATGCAAGCGTGATGGAAATCCTGCGGAGCGTCGGTGGAAAAGTGGAGAGGATTGATAGTAAGTTGGATGCACATATCGATTGGCATCTTAAGGGGGCATCTAGTGGGGAAATTCCTGTCAGAAATAAAAGGGCAGCGAGCAGGTCAAAATAGTCGCATAAACCAAATCATTGCTGAACTCGGTGAAGCCGATGGCAAAGATTTATTGGAAGCCTTAAACGATTTGAGTGTGCGACCAGCCCAAATCATTAAGGCTTTGCAGGCTAGAAAAATTACGTTATCTGGTTCAGTTATCACACGATATAGGGCTACTCGTGACTCTTCTTAACGAGATACGCCAGTCGTATTATCCGGCTTGGCCTGTGGTTCAGCAAGGCAAGAAATACCAGTTGCCTAAATCGTCTGGAACCAAATCACCTCAACGAGAGTATGCGGTAGCGGTTGTGTTACCTGACATGCAACTCGGATACTTCCGAACCCACGACAATTCTCTTGAACCGATACATGATGAGCAGGCGTTAGACGTTGCATTACAAATCGTGAAAGCGTCCAAACCTGACCAAATTGTTTTGGTTGGCGACAACCTAGACCTCTGTGAGTTTGGGAAATACAGATACACACCAGCCTTCGCCCGCACCACCCAAGCCGCGATTGACCGTGCCAGCCAACTCTGCGCACAGCTACGCAAACTGGCACCCGATGCTCGAATTGTTTGGATTGCTGGCAACCATGAGGAACGGCTCGGCAACTTCATCCTTGACGGTGCTGGTGCAGCGTTCGGGTTGAGGCGCGGGCTGAGGCCTGAAGAGTGGCCTGTAATGTCGGTACCGTATTTGTGCAACCTTGATGATTATGGGGTTGAGTATCTGCCTGGTTACCCTGGTGCAGTTCATTGGGTTAATGACAGGCTAAAAATTATCCACGGCGATCGCGTCGCGAGCGGTTCTTCCACCGCTCATAAGTACTTAGCCACGGAGAAGACTTCTGTGATTTACGGGCATATTCACCGCAGAGAGTGGGCTGAGCGCACTAGGGACGATCGTGACGGCGCTTATACGATTGTGGCGGCATCACCAGGCTGCCTAGCAAGAACCGATGGGGTTGTTCCAAGCACCAGAGGGTCAATGGACTTAGATGGCAGACCTATCTACCGTTCAGAAGACTGGACTCAAGGCGTAGCGGTAGTCGAGTTCGCTTCAGGTGACGGCGAGTTCAATCTAGAAATGGTCGCCATTCGTGACGGTTGGGCTAGGTGGAGGGGTAAAGATTATGTCGCATCCTGAAATGCGAACAATGGTTGTCGTGACATGGCATGACGCTCACGCTGCCACCGACACTTGGACACCTATCACCGACATCGGCACCGACCCCTGTGAGGTGGTCAGCTGTGGGTTCCTGCTCCCCATCAGCGATGGTGGCAAAGAAGGCCATATCACCATATTCCAATCAAAAACTGACTCAGATTCCGTCGACGGGGTTTTATGTATTCCGGTGGCGATGGTGCAGGATATGAAGGTGATGACGAAGAATATCCCTGGTCTAGCCCCTGAAACCCTTGCAAATAAAGGCTCAAAAAAATCTTAAATTATTTTCAAATAATAGTTGCAATTTGTCTTACAAGTCCCTAGATTGAAGTCATCAAGGAAACACCTTGAGTTCTGGGAGGGACATCATGACAACAATTAAGTTCAGCAACAAAGGTCAGAATTGGGAAGTTGTAGAAATCAAAGAGCACAGCTCAATCTTCTCAAGCCAACTCGGTTGGTCACACTTCGCAGGCATCAAGCGTCCAAACGGCAAAAAGGTTTACTACGCAAACTTGCTTATCGTTGACGGTGAAGTTGTAGATACAACGGTGGTGCTGTGATGGTGAAGTATCCAACACTCACCATCAGAATCCCACAAGAAACGCTGCATTGGCTCAAGGTTGAAGCCGAATTGCAAGACACATCGAATGCCCAGATAGTCAAACAGGCTTTAGACCTGTATTACCGAACACAGCACCCAACGGACTAGACTGAATCACGGATCGTTCGCCCGCCTTTTCTTGGGCTTGAACATCCCGCACACCTTCCCCTCCTTGGGTGTGCGTTATTTATCGGACAAACGGAAGGAAACAACTTGCGCATAATCACCGCAACACTCATCGCCCTATCCACCATCTTCGTAGGCACAGCCTTCGCAGCCCAACCCCAAGCCACCCAAACCCACCCAGCCACCCAAACCCAACTCACCCGTGAACCACAAACCAACGTGGTTGAGATACTCCCAGCAGGAGTACCCAAAGACCCTTTGAAGCGATGCCCACAATGGGAACCAAAGTTCGCTGAACACGGCCTACCAGTCAAAGCGTTCTCCTACATCGCCTGGCGTGAATCCCGTTGCCGAATCAAAGCCCACAACACCACCCTCAACCGGAACGGCTCACAAGACTTAGGCCTAGTCCAAGTCAACTCCAGTTGGAAAACCGTCACCCGCAACATCTGTGGCACCGACATCACAGGCCTCTTCAACGTCGACTGCAACCTAGCCGTAGCCAAATATCTCTACGACAATGGCGGGCTACGCCATTGGAGTCTCTAACCATCCACCACAACGCCCCAGCCGTCCCCTAAGGTCATCAGTACCCAAGGAGGGACAATGACAAACCGTCAAAAGCAAGCAGCAGTAGGAATCGGTATGGCAATTATGTGGGGTTTCTGGCTGATGCCAACAGCAGAAGAAATACCTGACGCACAACCAGCAACACCGCTCG